CCAAAAGCAGCAAAACAAACTAAAGTTGCTGGCAACGTCAACGCTAAACAAAGCAAAGTGTAAGATAGGAAACGTATATGAACTATCTTAGAGAAACTCTTACATTCGATCAAGCGGGAATCGTAACAGAGTCTGCCAACGATGGTAAGGATCTCTATATGAAAGGCATTTGTATTCAGGGCGGGGTAAAAAACGCAAATCAGCGTGTTTACCCTGTTACTGAGATCTCCAATGCCGTCAAGCAACTCAATGATCAAGTATCAGTCGGCAATAGTGTGCTAGGCGAAGTTGATCACCCAGATGATTTAAAGATTAATTTAGATCGAGTTAGCCATATGATAGAAAGCATGTGGATGGACGGGCCAAACGGCTTTGGAAAATTAAAGATACTACCCACGCCAATGGGTCAATTAGTTAAGACTATGTTGGAAAGTGGAGTTAAACTGGGCGTAAGCAGTAGAGGCAGTGGCGAAGTCAATGAATCTACAGGTAACGTTGCCGGTTTCGAGATTGTCACAGTAGATGTTGTGGCACAACCAAGTGCTCCTAATGCATATCCTAAAGCTATCTATGAAGGATTGCTTAATATGCGCAATGGGCACACTGTACTTGAAATGGCCAAAGAAGCAAGTGGCAATGCTAAAGTACAAAAATACTTGAAGGACGAAGTAATGCGTCTTATCAAGGATCTTAAGATCTAGGAGACCAAAATGCTAGATGCTATCAAACCATTATTGGATAGTGACCTGATCAACGAAGAAACCCGTACTCAAATTGAAGAGGCATGGGCATCTAAGTTAGTTGAATCTAAAGAGCAGGTCAGAGTAGAACTCCGTGAGGAATTTGCTCAACGTTATGAGCATGATAAATCCGTAATGGTCGAAGCTTTGGATCGAATGGTTACAGAGAGCTTAACAACTGAGTTAGCTGAATTTGCAGAAGAGAAGAAACATCTTTCAGAAGACCGCGCAAAATTTGTCGGTCAAATGAAGGGCGTTACAGAAACTTTTGATAAATTCTTAGTCAAGCAGTTAGCAGAAGAGATAAATGAACTCAATGCTGACAGACAGGCCCAAGTAGAGCATGTCGCAAAATTAGAAGAATTCATTACAGCCCAATTAGCAGAAGAAATTTCAGATTTCCAACAGGATCGTCAAGATGTTGTTGAAACTAAAGTTCGACTAGTTAAAGAAGCACGTAGTCAATTTAAAACACTCAAGCAGAAGTTTATTGAAACATCTGCAACACTTGTTAAAGAATCCGTAGCCAAACATTTAAAAGCCGAGATCACTCAATTACGCGAAGATATCGGTACGGCCAAAGAAAATACCTTTGGGCGTAAAGTTTTTGAATCAATTGCAGCAGAATTTAGTGCAAGCTATCTTAATGAAAATCAAGAAATCAAAGAACTTAAAAAATCTTTGGAGTCAAAAGAAGCTAAACTAACAGAAGCACAAGTCGCAATTGCAGAGAAAGATCAACTTGTTGAGAGCAAGGTAAAAGAAATTAACATGATTACTGAAACAACACAACGCAAAGAAGTCATGAACAATTTGTTAAAGCCACTCAATAAAGACAAAGGCGCAGTAATGCGCGACCTTCTAGAGAGCGTTCAAACCAGCAAACTACAAGCTGCATACGATCGTTATCTTCCAGTAGTACTAGACGGCAAAGCTGCCCCAAAAGCTGAAAAGCAAATGGTTGCAGAAAGTCGTAAAGTAGTTACAGGTGACAAAGAAGTAAAACACCAAAGTACTAAGTCCGATGACACTAATGTTATTGAACTTCGTAAATTGGCAGGCTTAAAATAAACGTATCTAGGAGACAATAAAATGTCAGACGTACTATTAGAAGGCCGTTGGGGCGCAACAAAAGATGCTCTTCTAGAAGGTCTAGAAGGCAACCGCCGCAGCGCAATGAGCGTTGTTTTAGAAAACACACGCAGCTACCTATCAGAAGCAGCAACATCCGGTGCTACAACTTCTGGTAACATGGCAACACTAAACAGAGTTATTTTACCTGTTATCCGTCGTGTTATGCCAACAGTTATCGCCAACGAAATTGTTGGTGTTCAACCAATGCAGGGCCCAGTTAGCCAGATTCACACACTACGTGTTCGTTATGCAGAAGCAGCAGACTCCACAGCGAGTTCGCCGTTTGATACAGACGTACTAGCAGGTGATGAAGCACTTAGCCCATTTAAAATTGCTACAGCATATTCCGGTAGTTTAACTACTGGTAAAGCTGAAACCACAGCAGGCAAAGAAGGCGGCGGAGGAAAGAAAATTTCCATCCAAATCCTCAAGCAACCTGTTGAAGCAAAAACACGTAAGCTACAAGCTCGTTGGACATTTGAAGCCGCTCAAGACGCACAGTCTATGCACGGTATCGATGTTGAAGCAGAAATCATGGCCGCTTTGGCACAAGAGATTACTGCTGAAATCGACCAAGAAGTTCTTGGTTCCCTTCGTTCACTCGCAGCAACAGAAGAAACTTTCAACCAGGCAACAGTGTCCGGTACAGCGACTTATGTTGGTGATGAGCATGCAGCACTTTCAGTGTTAATTAACCGTACAGCAAACAAAATTGCTCAGCGCACACGTCGTGGCGCTGGTAACTGGGCAGTTGTTAGTCCTGAAGCACTTACAGTACTTCAGTCCGCTTCAACAAGCGCATTTGCACGTACAACAGAAGGTACTTTTGAAGCACCAACAAACACTAAGTTCGTTGGTACACTCAATGGCGCTATGAAGATTTATGTAGATTCATACGCTGCTGATTCGACAGCAGTACTAGTTGGTTACAAAGGTTCAAGCGAAACTGATGCAGCGGCATTTTATTGCCCATACATCCCACTAATGAGCAGTGGAACAGTACTTGATCCGTCGACTTTCGAGCCAGTAGTTAGCTTCATGACACGTTATGGTTATGTAGAGCTATCCAACACAGCGTCATCTCTTGGTAACGCCGGTGATTACTTGGGCGAAGTTGCAATGTCAAATATTACATTTAGCTAATATCTGATATTTGTTAAGGCATTAAGGGGTGGGGATTAATTTTCCCACCCTTTTTGTTGACTAATAAGTATTATTATGCAAATATCCGCTAGACGCCCGTGGGACGAGGATTTCTATGAAATACTAAAAAATATAATTCCTCACTTGCCTACTAAACATATATTTTACTATAACCATAGTGGCAATGATATAGACGGAAATAAGGATATATTATTTTTTAAAGATTCCTTAACAGTTATATTCAGTTTAGATCTAACACATTATAAAACTAGGCAACGTATTATTAATGAACTGGAATCATGTAATGCTAAACTTTGGTGGATAGGCACTGAGCCAAATGCGTTTAATCATCCATCCATTGAAGTTATATGGTGGGGATCAGAATTTATGCTACAAGCTGATCAATATTTGCAATTAGATGATATTGATAAATCTCCTAACGAAAATAGTAATCATTGGATATCTTTAACACTTGGTCCTAGACATAGTAGGGTATATACAGCGGCATGTCTTATGCACTATGGTAATTTAGAACGAGGCGAGATGAGAATTAAAACACACTTGGCTCAAGAGTTTAATACATTATCAATGCTAGTAAAAAATGGATGTTATTGGCCTACTCCGCCCGATATAAAACTTGAACCAACTTATAAACAATTGCTTAGTCAGCCCTGGTGGGGTAGTCAGTTCTTTAGATGGAATACTTATAATAAGTTAGGACATTGTAACAACGCACTGAATTTTGATCATTATCTACGTAGCCTTTATTCTACTATAATGGTAGAAGTAGTTAATGAAACGTCTATTGCGGACGAGGAAACAGGAAATCCAGCGCCAGTGTTTATAACAGAGAAGTTTGCAAATAGTGTTCATGCTTTGCATTTTCCTATTATGTGTAGTTCCGCAGGAACAGTAGAGTTCTTAGAAAGTCTAGGATTTGATATGTTTAGAGATACTGTTGATCATAGTTATGATATTGTTACTGACCCTACAATGCGTATACACCAAGCTATACGAGACAATGCAATGTTGCTTAATGAATATGATACAGTGTATAATCTATGGAATAACAATTTACCAAGACTTATTGCAAATCGTGATCACTTGCGTAACATGCTATCTACGTTTACAGAAATAAATCTAAACACTGTTATAAACAAAATAAATAATATTTTATAAGATTATGTCTGAATTTGCATTTATATTAGGTAACGGAAAAACTAGGTTAGATGTAACTCCTAGTGAATTGTCTGCATGCGGTCGTGTATATGCTTGTAATCGAATATATAATGAATTTACGCCAGATGTATTAGTAAGTACTGATGCCGCTATGGCACGTGAGATACAAGAGTCAGGATATTCAGAGAATAACTTGCATTATACTAGAGAAAGTAATATTATACGTGGAAGCGGTGCTAGAGCATTAATGCCCCAATATACTGGATTTAGCAGTGGACCAAATGCAATAGCACTTGCGGCCGCAGAGGGAGTTCCGTATATATTCTTAATTGGATTTGACTTAGTAAGTGAAACAAATCTAATCAATAACATATATTCTGGTACTGCAAATTACGCACCTTCAGATGCATTAATAACTAGTTCAGATAATTGGATAAATCAAATATATGAGATTGCTGAGAAGTTTAAAGATCAAAGATTTATACATGTTAATCCACTTATTGGTTATACCCCTGAAAGCTGGGAAACATTGGCTAACTTTGAAGCAATGGATCTAACGGGCTTTAGATCTATGCTAAATATATAAAACACAGTTTAATGGATTAACTTATGAGCAAAACAGAACGAATAACCGGAGACTTAACGATAGATCCCACTGGTAATTTTAAGGTATCAGCCCCAATAGTTGCTCAAAGCCTTACAACTACCCAACGTAACAATTTAACAGCGATAAATGGAATGATTATTTATAATTCTACACTCAGCAAACTCCAAGCCTATGCAGGTGGAGCCTGGGTAAGCCTGCATTAATTATCTGGTAATTCACTGGTAGTAACTGATTTTAATATTATTACTCCGTGACGCAACACCTGAATATCTATATTTTGATTAGGTTTTACATTATCCATGCTTTTTCCAACATCCCGTGGAAATCTAATATTAAATCCGTTAACTTTTTGTATAATATCACCAGTTTTAAATCCAGCTTTATCCATAGGGCCATCACTATCTAATTCCTTTATTACTACTCCGCCAACTTCAGGATCTGCTACAAATGCTACGCCTATTATTCCCCTGCGTATTTTTCCAGTATTAATAAGTTCATTGACTATATTTTTAGCACCATTACTAGCAACACTAAAATTAACACCAATGCTTCCGCCTCCGTTAGCTGAAAAAATAAACGCATTAACACCAATAACTTTTCCTTTTTGGTTAAACAATGGTCCTCCGCTGTTTCCTTGATTAATACTAACATCTGACTGTATAACCTCTTGCCAAGTGTTCATTGAACGTTTTTTAGTAGCACTAATAATACCCTGTGTTACTGTCCATTGTTGTCCCATTGGATGACCAATAGCAAAAACTTCATGTCCTGGCATAGCTTTGTCGCTGTCAGCCCAAGATAGTGATGGGGTGTTTTCTATTTTGCTCTGTCCTAAGGTAGTAGCCATCTCTAAGACA